GGTTCTACGCGCCTGTGTATTGGATGAAAGACACTTGGGGCTGGAAGCGCAAGTGCGAAGACTTTATCAAAAAGGAAAACACATGACTGAATGCAAACACAACTGGCACCCCAGCAATTTCGGTATCAAGTACCGCACGCCCAACCACTACATGTACCAGTGCCAGCGGTGCTGGAAAACGATCAGCGCAATTTTGAAGGAGAAAACCCAATGACCAAAGAAGAAGCCCTGCGTATCATCAAGACCCTGTCGGCGTTAGAGTCGTGGGCGTTCAGCACCAAGAACCTACTGCCTGACTACCTGCACGACGACCTGTGTGATGCGGTGAAGAAGCTAGAAGCGATTGTGCTGGAGAAGCCATGAACATTGTGCAAATGGTGACGGTGTTCAAAGCTCTGATGCAAGGGCCAGCCAGCAGACTTGATCTTGCTGCGCGAACTGGAGTACCGCCTAAGACTGTGGGCAAGCTGCTCACTGAGCTCAAAGCACAGAAGATGATCTACGTCGTCGGCTATTCAAACGAAGTCGATGGGCGTAACCGTGTCAAGCTGTATACCTTCGGTGACGGTGAAGACGCACAACCAAAAAGCACGCAGTCTCAAGAGGACCGCAGCCGCAAAAGCTATGTGAAGAAGCTGGCCGCGCAGAGGCAGGCAAACATCAAAACAACATTCGTTGGTGGGAAAGGACTATGGCAATGACCAACATTAAATTGACAAGCGACCAGTTTGCAGTGGTAGACGTCAACAACAAGTGGCTGGATGCAAAAGCGTTTCCACCGCCACGTAGTGCGAAGATGCTGATGATCGACAAGAAGCTGGGCGTGGCTGTTCTTGGCACGTGGCGTGACTCCGATGGATGGACACACTGGTACCCACTGCCCACGTTTGAGAGAGATGAATGAAATGCCCTGTGTGCAAAGCGTTTTCTGACGTACTGGAGACACGCAAGCGCATGGACAACACAACCCGCCGCAGGTACGTATGCGGCAACATGCACAGATTTACAACGCTTGAACTCGTGGTACCAAGCAAACCCAAAAAGGAGAAAGACCGTGAACTGGATTAAGAAACAAATTGTGGAGTGGGCGCTTTCACAACAAGAGCGTAAAAAAGTTGAACTGGCTTACAGAGGTGAGCAGTTAGCGACGAGCTCAGGACGGTCAGACGATATGTTCTATGGATGCGAGCAGCTGAAGTTCACGATTCTCAACGTGGATAACGGCACACTGGTGCGAATGGACACACATCGTCCAGAAGACGAGTACACAGTCCGAGCAGGTGGACCGCGCCGACCACCAGTTTTCATCGTCAAAGAAGGCGAGACTGTGCAAGACGTTATCGTGCGACAGCTTGGCATTGCTGCATTGGAACGTGTATGATGGACGAACTTACTTTTGAACTTGAGCAGGTGAAAGCGGAGAACCGCTACTTGCGACATCAGCTGAACAACGCGTTCTATGAAGCCCTGCGCTTGCGTCAGGCCATGGAGCAGATATATGCGACTGCGCATATGACCCTACACGTTATCAACACAGGAGAGAACGATGAACCACGTAATGGTTGACTTGGAGACATTGGGCAACGGCAGCAACGCTGCAATCATCTCGTTGGGCGCTGTTGCGTTTGACGTAGACAAAGGAATCGGCGACGAGTTCTACATGACGATTGACCCACAGTCCTGCGTGGATGCTGGCCTGAAGATGGACGTCAGCACGATCATGTGGTGGATGCACCAGAGTGACGAAGCCCGCAGTGCGTTCAAAAAGAAGGGCGATCCGCTGGAGCTGGTGCTTGGTGCGTTCTCTGACTGGTATCCCAAGGCTGCGTGTCTGTGGGGTAACGGTGCCACGTTCGACAACGTGATTCTGGACAACGCCTACAAAGCCTTGAACGGTAAGCGGCCATGGCACTTCACCAAAGACCGATGCTATCGAACACTGAAGAACCTGCGCCCTGATGTCACACAGGAACGCGTTGGTACACACCACAACGCGCTGGACGACGCAAAGTTCCAAGCGCTGCACGCCATCAAGATCATGAAAATCATGGGGGTCAAATGAAACAACTCGAACTGTTCCCAGACTTAACCACGTGGACTCCAGAAGAGGAAGAAGCCATGCAACAGATGCTCGCACAAAACACAAATGGTATCAGCGCCGACGACATACAAGCAGGCGGCTCACACTACAAGGACATGAGCGTACAGCCATGGACCGTGATGGAAGCACTACTTACAAGAGATGAGTTTATTGGCTATCTAAAGGGCAACCTCATCAAGTACGGCATGCGCCAAGGCAAGAAAGATTCACCAGACGCAGAGAAGTGGCACCACTACAACATGAAGCTCAACGAAATAAGGGCCAAAAATGTTTAGCGGACAACACCCCCTGCAAAATGCAGCGCAAGGAATGATCGGTAGTTCTATAGGTAATGGGTCGATTGCGCAAGGCTCCCTCACGTCTGCGCAGGCACATGCGTACAACCAAGCCATCACCGCTGGCGGCGGGTTATACCGCGAAGACTGGATGGCACCACGCGTGCGCATCGAGGTCGACCGTGTGAGCAATGGATACGTACTGGCCGTAGGCAGTGAGCGCCTGATCGCCAAAGACCTTGAAGAATTGCAGCAGCATTTCATCGCACAGATTGTGAGCAAACTCGTACTTGACGAAAGTAAATGATGGACACCCTAACCGTTGACTTCGAGACGTACTACTCCCAGACGTTCAGTCTGAGCAAGATGCAGACTGATGCGTACATCAACGACGACCAATTTGAAGTCGTTGGCGTTGCTGTAATCAAGAACGACGAGCCTGCTGTATGGTTCTCTGGCGCTGAAGAGGAAACGCTGCACTGGATGTGGGGCAACTTCGACTGGGCCAACAGCGCTGTGCGCTGTCACAACACTCTGTTCGACGGGTACATCATGACGCAGCGCTTCGGCATCCGACCCAAGCTGTGGATGGACACCCTAGGTCAAGGTCGCATGCTGCTGCCGTACCTGACATCACACTCGCTGGCCAACCTCGCCAAACAGTACAACCTGCCGGATAAGGGCACTGCTGTCGTCAAGGCCATGGGTAAACGCCGAGAGGACTTTAATCCCACGGAATTAGCTGAGTACGCTGAGTATTGCAAACACGACGCATGGCTGTGCAAAGAGCTGGGTGCGAGGTTCGATCCCTACACACCGCCGCTGGCGATGAAGTTGATCGACATGACTGTGCGCATGTTCACAGAGCCTATGCTGATCGGCGATCAAGCCAAGATGCAGCAGCTGTACGACGACGAGATCAAGCGCAAATCTGACCTTCTGGCCAAAGCAGAGACCAACCGCGATGTCATCATGTCCAACGACAAGTTTGCTGAAGCGTTGCTGGCCCTCGGCGTTACCCCGCCGAAGAAGCAGAGCAAAGCCAACCCTGAGAAAGAGACCTATGCCTTCGCCAAGTCAGACAAAGCATTCACCGACTTACTGGAGTCCGATGATGCGGACGTACAGGCGCTGGTTGCAGCTCGCCTCGGCGTTAAGACGACTATCGCTGAGACCCGGGCGCTGAAGTTTCTGGAGACTGCCAAGCGCGGCCCACTGCCTGTGTACCTCAACTTCTGGGGTGCCAAGACCACAGGGCGCTACTCGGGTGGCAACAGCATCAACTGGCAGAATATTCCTGCGCGTGGACCGTCTGCGGGCCTGCGTGACGCACTGCTGGCTCCCCCCGGGCATACGGTGCTGGTGGGCGACTCGTCGAACATCGAGCTGCGCACGGTGATGGCGCTGGCTGGGCAGGATGACGTGATCGAGAAGCTGCGAAACGGCGTTGATCTTTACTGCGACTTCTCATCTAAGTTGTTCGGGCGCACGATCACGAAGGCCGATAAGGCTGAGCGTTTCTTGGGCAAGACAGCGATGCTGGGCCTGCAGTACGGTGCTGGAGCCAAGCGATTCCAAGAGATGGTGCGGCTGGCCAAGCGCACTGACCCCAGCGTTGAGCTGATCGACGAGAACCGGGCGCATGCCATCGTGGACCTGTACAGGTCTGTGCACTGGAAGGTGGTGGAGTTGTGGCGCAGATGCAACGACGTGGTTCTGCCTGACATCGCCAACGGATGCACCATGCTGAACGTGGACGTCAACGGCTGGTTCATTACCCAGTGGGACGGCTTTGGTCGCCCGGGTGAGCCCGGGGTGATGTACAACGACTTGCAGCACGACGGCAAGGACTGGACCTACCAGATGGGCCGACAGCGTGTGCACCTGCATGGCGCGAAAGTTGTAGAAAATTTATCGCAACATGCTGCAATGCAGATCGTTATGTGGCAAACTGCACGTATCAATCAGCGCTACCCAGTGAAGCTCTCTGTCCATGACGAGGCGGTCTGTGTGGTGCCGAATGATGAACTTGATGAAGCTCGTGCGTATATGGAAGAGTGCCTTGCAATGACGCCCAAGTGGTGCCGCAGCATTCCCGTAGCGTGTGAGACTGGTGTTGGAGTAAGTTATGGCGACGCAAAGTGATGGCGTTTTACCAGAGTGGTTCGCAGCTGAGTCGTACAGAAAAGTCGACTCACTTGTTTGGGGTTTCAGGGTGGGCGTGCGATGCAGAGATGCTGATGTAAAAATCTTTGACATTGCAGAGCACATCATCAACGCTCCGGGCCGATCACCCCGGTTGGATATGACCAAGCTGCAACTCCTTCAACTTGTTCACGAGCAGATAACCGTAGCACTTGCAAAAGCAACATTGGAGCAGGAATGAGTAATGTGATGCCGCTGTCGTTCAGTCGACTGTCAACCTTCGAGCAGTGCCCTGCGCAGTTCGATTATCTGTATGTGTCCAAGCGCGTGCAGAGCACGATGAACGAAGCGTCGGAGTACGGCGACCGGGTGCACAAGGTGCTGGAAGCCAAAGGCAACGGATCACTCGACGAGGGCACTCTTACGCTGGAAGGCAAGCAGTCTCTGGAGCGCTGGGGTCCGCTGGTTGAGAAGATCACGTCACGCCCCGGCACCAAGATGTTCGAGCACCAGATGTCTGTGAATCGCCAGCTGCAGCCAGTGGATTGGTTTGCCAAAGACGTGTGGATTCGCTCGATTGCCGACGTGCTGGTCGTCGATGGTGACACAGCGTACTGCCTCGACTACAAGACAGGCAAAGTCAAGGAGAACCCAACGCAGCTGCAGCTCTTTGCGGCCATGGTGTTCTGGCATTTCCCCGAAGTGATGAAGGTGAAGACCTCATTCATCTGGCTCAAGTTCGACGAGGTGACAAACGCCACGTATGAGCGCAGGTTCCTCGACTCGCTGTGGCGGGCACTGGAGCCACGTTTCGACATGGTGCAGGAAACCATCGACCTCGGCGTGTTCAAAACCAAGCCATCGGGCCTGTGCCCATGGTGCCCAGCAAAAGGGTTCTGCCCTGACGCACGACTGAAAGGTAAGCGATGAAGAAGGAAGAAGATGTCAAAAAGGTTGTCAAGGCTATTCTCAAGGACACGCCCAAGTGCTGGTGGTTTATGCCGCCTGCGAACGGCTTCGGTCGCTCTGGTATCCCTGACTTTGTGGGCCACGTCAACGGTCATTTCTTTGCTGTGGAAACAAAGTTCGGCAAGGGCACTACTACTGCGAATCAAGAGCGCGAGATCGCAGGGATAGACCAGTGTGGTGGCAAGGTGTGGATTGTGCGTGAGACCTCGGTGGACTCGTGGCACCTCGAATTTAAGGCGTGGGTCGCTCTATGCTCGTAATACCTGACAAGCGCAAGATCATCATCAACAGCAACGAGAACGCTGCGGTGGCTCGTGCCATCCCCCATGCCAAGCTGCTGCAGCACAACGGCGAAGACATGCTGGCCATGCCGTATGGTGTGGACGAGTCCATGGTTCTCAAGAACCTCGGCTTCAGTGTGCCTGCCCCCATCTTGCAATACTACAACTGGCCCGGACGCTTCACGGCAATGGATCACCAGAAGGAGACTGCAGCGTTCTTGACCATGCACAAGCGTGCCCTGTGCCTGAACGCGCCGGGTACTGGTAAGTCCATCAGTTCTCTGTGGGCTGCCGACTTCCTGCTGGATGAGGGCGTTGCACGCAAGGTGCTGATCGTCGCGCCGCTGTCAACAGTAAAGGTCGTGTGGGGGCGCGAGCTCAAGCATCACCTGCCGCATCGCTCGTTCGTTGTGTGTACTGGGTCCAAGCAAAAGCGTATCGAGCTGCTCAACACGCCCGGGGTGCAGTACGTCATTATCAACCATGACGGCTTCACCAATATGCAGGCTGAACTGACTGGCTTCGATGTGGTGATCTACGACGAGGCAACGGCGCTCAAGTCGCCCAGCTCGCAACGATACAAGTTATTCGCCAAGTGGATGGCCAAGCACCAGCCGTGGCTGTGGCTGCTGACGGGTACGCCCATCTCTCAGACTCCCGCAGACGCATGGACGCTATCTCGACTTGTCGACGCACCGCTGTGCCCGAAGAGTTTCACCACGTTCAAAGACATGGTGATGCAGAAGGTGACAACGTTCAAGTGGATGCCAAGGCCTGATGCGCTGGAGACATGCCGCAAGGTGCTGCAGCCATCAATCCGGTTCTCGCTGGATGAGTGCAAGGATTTGCCGGATACCAATTTCGTTGGACGCAAGACCGAGCTGACCAAGCAGCAGGAGAAGGCCTTCAAAGAGATGAAGGACAAAGCTGTGACGATTTTCTCGGCAGGCGAAGTGACCGCAGCGAACACCGCTGTGATGCTGAGCAAGCTGTTGCAAATCAGCTGTGGTGTGGTGTACGGAGACGACACGACGATTGCCATCGACGCCTCGGAGCGGTATAATACCCTTACGGAATTACTCACAGAGATCGGCGACAAAGCGATCATCTTCGTGCCACTCAAAGGTGTGCAAGTTTGGCTTCAAGAGAAGCTGACAGCAGATGGTTTCGATGTTGCGATGGTCAATGGTGACACGAGCAAAAAGGAACGTGACCAGATATTCAACGACTTCCAGCACACGGACAAGCCACAGATTTTGTTGGCCCACCCCAAAGTTGCTGCGCACGGTTTGACACTGACACGCGCCAAGGACATCATCTGGTTTGCCCCTATTTATTCACTTGAGCAGTATGAGCAAGCCAATGCGAGGATTCGCCGGTTGACAACAACTGGCAAGACGACTGTGTGGCACATCTGGGCCACCGGCTTTGAGGCAGAGCTGTACCGCAGGCTCCGCGCAAAGAAAAACACACTTGCGGAATTTTTGACACTGGTGCAAGGCATCAACAGTGACGAGTAAGAAACGAGGTAACTGAATGAACTACGACATTGCCGCAGAGCGGTATTTGCAAGTTCGCAAACAGGTCGACGACCTTGAACGCGAGCACAAAGCAGCCAAGGCTGCACTTACTGAAAAACTTGTGGCGCTGGAAAACTGGATGACAGCCAAAGCGCAAGAGGATGGACTGGAGACAGTCAAGACTCCACATGGCACGGCCTACTGGTCGACACACTACACAGCAACAGTTGGTTCTCGTGAAGAGTTCTTCAACTTCTGCAAAGAGCACGATGCTTGGGACATGGTCGAGTCCCGTGCGTCAAAGACGGGAGTCAAGAGTTACATCGAGGCTCACGGTGCACCCCCACCCGGGGTAAATTTTTCATCGGCAAAAGTGTTCAATATGCGCAAAGCGCAATCCAAGGAGTAATCAAATGAGCAACATGATCGCAAACGTCCCAGCGCACATTGCAGCGCGTATCGCAGCCCGTCAACAAGCAGGTACTAAGTCCAGCGTGGCCTCGGCCATCGTCAGCGACGGCATCAGCATTCCACGCATCAGCATCCGTGCTGGTCGTTATCGCCTGAACGAAGAGGGCGTTGAGACCACTGTGGGCGTGACGCTAGATACTATCATTGTG